GAGAGATAAACAGGATGAATTACTAGGTGATCCTAGAATGGCAGCTCAGGAATGTGATTGTGATTTTAGTACTTCTGGTGATATAGTATTTTATCCTGAATACATTGAGTATTATGAAAAATCTTATATTAAGGATCCTTTAGAAAAACGGGGAGCAGATCAAAATTTATGGGTTTGGGAATCGCCCGATTATACTAGGGATTATATTGTAGTGGCTGATGTATCTAGAGGTGATGGCAAAGATTATTCAGCATGTCATGTAATTGATGTTGCTAATAATGTACAAGTAGCAGAATATAAGGGCCAAATTGGTACAAAAGAATATGGCCATTTATTAGTTGGGTTAGCTACTGAATATAATGAAGCAATGTTAGTAATTGAAAATGCTAATATTGGTTGGGCTACTATACAAGTAGCAATAGATAGAGCATATCCTAACCTCTACTATTCACAAAAGAGTGACTCCCCAAATGCTAATTCGTATTTTGACAAATACCAAGACCATTCAAAAATGGTAGCTGGTTTTACTATGTCATCTAGAACAAGACCTATGGTAATAGGTAAATTTCAAGAGTACATTAGTGATAAAGGAGTAACAATACAATCTAAAAGATTGATAGAAGAAATGAAAGTGTTTATTTGGCGTAATGGAAGAGCAGAAGCCCAAAGTGGGTATAATGATGATTTAGTTATGTCATTTGGTATTGCTATGTACATCAGAGATACAGCGTTAAAATTAAGACAACGTGGTTTAGATGCAACTCGCAATGCTTTAAATAATATGTCTGTAAATAGGACAACATACCAAGGTGGTTATTTTTCAACTGGAGCAGACAATCCATATCATATAGACACTAAAAATGGCCAAGAAGATATTAGATGGCTTTTTTAAACAATATTTATAACAATAATTATATACAATGGCTGATAAAAGCGTATTTTCAAGATTAAGAAGATTATTTTCAACAGATGTAATAATCAGAAATGTTGGGGGAAACCAAATCAAAACTATTGATTCAGGTCATGTTCAATCTAGCGGTGAATATGAAACTAATGCTTTAGTTGATAGATACAATAGAATTTATTCTACAGCACCTTCTTCTTTATATGGGGCACAATTTAATTTAAATTACCAATATCTTCGTACAATGATATATTCAGAGTATGATATAATGGATCAAGATGCTATCATTGCCTCGGCACTTGATATTTTAGCTGATGAATCTACTTTAAAGAACGATATGGGTGAAGTATTATCTATTCGTTCTTCAAATGAAGATATTCAAAAAATACTTTATAATTTATTTTATGATGTATTAAATATTGAATTTAATCTTTGGATGTGGATTCGTCAAATGTGTAAATATGGGGATTTTTTCTTAAAATTAGAAATAGCAGAAAAATTTGGTGTTTATAATGTTATCCCATATACCGCTTACCATATGGAAAGACAAGAAGGATATAATGAAGAAAACCCAGCTGAAATACGATATATTTACAACCCAGAAGGTTATGTAGGAGGTGGAACGAGTAGTTCTGGATATTATACAGTAAACCAAAATCCAGATAACACAACAGGCATTATTTTTGATAATTATGAAATTGCCCATTTTAGATTAATTGGAGATGTCAATTATCTTCCTTATGGTAGAGCTTACATTGAACCCGCCCGTAAATTATATAAACAGTATTCATTAATGGAAGATGCTATGTTAATTCATAGAATTGCTCGTGCACCTGAAAAAAGAATATTTTATGTAAACGTAGGAGCTATACCACCTAATGAAATAGAAGCATTTATGCAAAAAACTATTTCTAAAATGAAACGTACTCCTTATATGGATGAAAAAACAGGTGAATATAACCTAAAATATAACATGCAAAACATGTTAGAAGATTTTTATATTCCTGTTCGTGGCAATGATAATACTACTAAAATTGAAACTACTCCTGGATTACAATACGATGGAATATCAGACGTAGAATATTTAAGAGGGAAATTATTTGCCGCTCTTAAAATTCCTAAAGCATTTTTAGGGTATGAAGAAGCAGTAGAAGGTAAAGCTACATTGGCTCAACAAGATATTAGATTTGCACGTACAATTGATCGTATCCAAAGAATTATCCTATCAGAACTTAATAAAATTGCTCTAGTTCATTTATATACTCAAGGGTATACAGATGAAACATTAACTAATTTTACTTTAAACATGACTACTCCTTCGATCATTTATGATCAGGAAAGAATTGAGTTAATGAAATCAAAAGCGGAATTATCTGCCACTTTATTAGAACAAGGTTTAATTCCATCAGATTGGATTTATGATAATATTTACCATTTATCAGAGGATCAGTATGATGAAATGAGAGATTTAGTTAAAGAAGATGCTAAACGTAAGTTTAGATTAGCTCAAATTGAAGCTGAAGGGAATGACCCAGTTGAAACTGGTAAATCATATGGTACTCCTCATGACTTAGCATCATTATATGGTAAAGGAAGAATGTATTCCGATCCAGGTAATGTACCTGATGGGTATGATGAAGATGATTCTAAATTAGGTAGACCAAAAGACACTAATATAAAACGTAATACCCAAAATGATAATTTTGGTAAAGATAGATTAGGAACTAAACGTATGAAGGATAAAGATAAAAATGATTCGGATTCTATTAGACCTAATTTTAAGGGAGGACCTTTAGCCTTAGAAAGTGCTGAAATTACTTATTTAAAGAATCGTGATATGTTCAAAAAGATGAATAAAAAACAATTAGTCTTTGAACAAGATAAAAACGATACATCATTATTAGATGAAAAACAGTTAAAAGAGTAAACTTTTTTTCATATTTATAAATAAATATATTTTTTGATGAAAATTAAACATTCGAAGTACAAGAATACAGGAATTTTATTTGAATTGTTAGTACGACAAATTACTGCTGATACTTTAAAAGGTGGTGATTCCCCTGCTATTGATATCTTAAAAACTTATTTTGTTAAAACTAGCTTAGGCAAAGAATACAAGTTATATGAATCTATCTTAAAGTCTAAAGTATTGACTGAAGGTAGAGCAACTTTAGTTATTGATACTATATTAGAAGCGTCTACTAAATTTAATAGAAAATCTTTAAAAAAACAAAAATATAATCTTATAAATGAGATTAAAAAACATTATGATTTAGAATCTTTCTTTGGTTCTAAAATTTCTAATTATAAAGAATTAGCTGCTTTATATACTTTAATTGAAAGTATAAATTCTAAATCTATTTCTAATACTTCACAATTAGTTGAAAATAAAGTTACTTTATTAGAACATTTAACTAAGCAAGAAGTTAAACAAGATTCAAAACAAATAGTAATTGAAGAATTTTCTACATATGATAAAGATATAAGAACTTTAACATATAAAGTATTATTAGAAAAGTTTAATGAAAAATATGATGTTTTAACTAATGCCCAAAAACAAATCCTTAAAGAATATATAAATTCAGTTGACTCAACCCCAGATTTAAGAAATTTTTATAATACTAAAATAACTGAATTAAAATCTATTTTAAATAAGGAAGCTAAAAACATAAAAGATAAAGCAACTCAAATTAAAATTACTGAAGTATCTAAGTTTTTAGTAGAATTGGAAAAAACTGATAAAATTGGAGACAATAATTTAGTTGATCTGTTACGTTATTATCAATTAGTAAATGAAATTCAAATAGCAAATGGCGTATAAGTATAAACTTAAAGAACAAGATGGTCCTAATTTAGCTAAAACAACCGGAGCTAAAATTGGGGATGTATCTTATTCTAAAGATGGTGCTACCAAATTTGTAGTTAATAAAATAGACCCTGAAACTGGTCAAATTGGTTGGAAAGTAATTCCACTTCCTGCATTTGAAAAATTAAATGACGATATTAATACTGTTGTTTCAACTGCAAAAGGAGTTTATACCAAAACTAAAGATGATGAAAAGTTTAGAGAATTTTATGAAGAAGCTAGACTTTTAAGAAATAAGATTAGAAAACATCTCCGTAATGAATACCCAGACGAATATAAAAGATTTGTTAATGAAGAAGAAGTAGAAGAAATTTCTACTACAGGAGGTGGAGCTGGTTCAGCTAGTTTTAAAGCAGGAACAGGTATGCAGTATGCAACACCTTATGCTTTTAAAAAAACAAAAAAAAAGCTTAAAAAAGAAGGAGTAGGAGCAACATTAGGCCCTGGTCCCAAGGCAACAGAGGATGGAGTAAAAGATAATGCATATGTAAAACAATTTAAATATAAGTTAGTTCCTAAAAATAAAAAAGGTACCTATGTACAAAAAGGATCAGGACTTGAAGTAAATAAATTATTTTAATATGTATAAGTATAAATTAAAAGAACAAGAAGATAAAGTAAAAAAGTTTCATGAAGAAAGAATTGTAACTTTTGATAATTTAGAATCTCGTTTAGATAATATTAAAAAAATATTACGTCAAGCAAAAATTGAAACAATAAAATACTACAGAGAAAACCCACAAAGTTATGCTGTAGTTAAACCAACAGATTTAATTGGTGATTATATAAAAGATATTGAAACATTATTAAAATCAGAAGAATGAAAAAAGCAGAACAATTACATAAAGAATTAACTGAAAAGTTAATTAACGAAAATTTTGTTAATTTGCACCCTATAAACACTTTCGAATCTACTCCTAAAGAAGATTTTGAAACTAAATTTGCTGAGTTTTTAACAGAAAAAAAAGGTGATGAATTAAAACCTATTGTTAATACTGAGGAAAAATTTAATACTAAAGAAGAATCTGAAAAAATACCTGCAGAATCAAAAGCTAAATTTGAGGGAGAAGGATTTCAAGCTTCATATAAAGTAGATAAAACCTTAGAAAATATTGATTCTCATAACTATGACTATAGTACTACTTTAGAAAATATTAATAATGTTAACGGTCAAGAATTACTTCAAGGATTTTATACAGAAATGAAAAATAATCCTGACATGACTAAAACAGAAATTCAGGAAAAAGTAATTAAAAACTTAGCAAAGGATCCTTTACATTATGTAAAAGAAGGACAGTTTGGAGTAGAAGGTTTAGGTTATACTGAAGCTAAAACTCAAAAAGCTGATGGAAAACATGCTGCTAGTGGATATAGTGAAAAATTAAAAGATAGTGATAACATTTATAATTTAGTAAAAGAGCATTTAGGTGGCGTTGTAACTACAGGTACAAACCCATGGACTGAAGTTGTAAATGATATCTTAAATGAAGAGGAGGAAGAAAAACCTCTACCTATGGATGAGGTAGAAGAAGTAAAACCTAAAAAATCTAAAAAAGCTAAAAAAGAATCTTTAGATACTGATTTAGCTGAAATCGATAAACAAGCCCAAATTGTAGCTTTAGAAGCTAAATTAGATAAAATGGATGAAGTTATTGAAGGTAAAATGAGCCGTATCAATATGGTATCCGAAGATGAAAATTTATCTGAATTAGTAGATAAAAAGAAAATGAAAGCCATGCAAAAAGAAGTCAAAATCTTAGAAAAAAGAAAAGCTAAGATGGAGAAAATGTATGAAAAAATGGCTGGTAAAAAATATCAACAAGTAGAAGTAGTAGATGAAGCTGATGAAGTAGATTGGAATGAAAAAAATAACCCAACTCGAGGTGCTGCTGGAGAAAGAGATCCTAAAAAAGTAGGACAATCAACTTCTGATTATGCTATAAATAGATAATTATGAGTAAAACACTCTTAATAGAGACCCATACTTTTAAAGCAAATCCTATCCAATTAACTGAAAATATTAATAAAGAAAATGGAAATTTGCTTGTAGAAGGTATTTTAGCTACTGCTGAGGTAAAAAACGGTAATGGTAGATATTACTCTAAAGATTTATGGGAACGTGAAATGGATAAGTATAGTGAACTTATCAAAGAAAGACGTTCAATGGGTGAATTAGACCACCCAGAATCTTCAGTAGTAAACTTACAAAATGTATCCCACTTAATTTCAGAATATTGGTGGGATGGAGATAATGTAATGGGTAAAATAGAAATTTTACCTACCCCTTCAGGAAATATCCTTAAAGAATTAATTAAAAGTGGTGTAACAGTAGGTGTTTCATCTCGTGGTATGGGTTCATTAGAACAAAGAGGTAGTGTAATGGAAGTACAAGATGACTTTGAATTATTATGCTGGGATTTTGTTTCTACACCTTCTAACCCAGGTTCATTTATGCATGAAGTAATTAAAGAAGGAAAAGCTCCTATTGTATACGATTATACAAACGTAAATAAAGTAATACATAAAATCCTTTGTTCTAAAGGTTCATGTCCAATAATTTAACCCCTCTAAATTCAAACGATTTAGACCTAAGCCCTCTTTTTGAGGGCTTTTATATTTTTACAAAATACTCATATACGTATAACCGCAATGTGTCATGAATCTGAATATGACACCAATATAAAATTATTCCCTATTACGGTTCCTAATAACCGTACTTCACAAATTTAAATTTTGAGATTATGGCAAACAATGATTTGTTAAAAGAAGCAATTGCCGATGCTAAAGCTGTAAAAGAAACTGCTATCGCAAATGCTAAACTTGCTCTTGAGGAAGCTTTTACACCTCATCTTAAATCAATGCTATCTGCAAAATTGGAAGAAATGGACAAAGAAGACGTTGACGAAGGATACGACGAAGACGTTAAAGAAGAAGTTTCTGAAGATACAGTAGCTGAAGAAAAAGAAGAGATGGACGAAGCTAAAGAAGAGCTTGATGAAATCAATCTTGACGAATTGTTAGCTGAATTAGATTTAGATGAAGACGCTCGTACAGACGCTGAACAAGAAGGCTATAAGGATGGATTCGAAGACGCTAAAGACGATATCGAAGACAAACTTAAAGGTATGAAAGTATCAGAAGAAAAAAAAGACGACAAAATGGAAGAAGCTAAAAAAGCTGAAGACAAAGATGAAGTCAAAGAAGCAAAAGACGAAGACGATAAATTGGAAGAAGCTAAGGAAGAAATTGACGAAGCTGAAGACAAAGAAGACGTTAAGGAAGATGCTAGAACTGATGCTGAAGAAGAAGGCTATCTTGATGGTATGGAAGACGAGAAAGAAGATATGGAAGATGATATGGAAGACGAGGAAATTGATCTCGAAGACATGTCAGAAGACGATCTTAAAGGATTCATTGAGGATGTTATTAAAGATTTAGTAGCAGACGGAACAATCGAAGCTGGCGAAGAGTTCGAAGAAGAAGAAGTTGAAGATGATGTTGAAGTAGAGGATGACGTTGAAGTTGATGTTGAAATAGACGAAGCTAAAGACGTTGACGGAGAAAAAGGTCCTGGAAACGAAGATGGTGACAAAGATGACACCAAAACGGAGAAAGAAACTGAAAAAATGAGATTCAAAGAAGCAATGCAAGAAATTGAAGAGCTTAAAAAAGAATTGAATGAAGTAAACCTTTTAAACGCTAAACTCCTTTACACAAACAAAGTTTTCAAATCTAAAAATCTATCTGAAGACAAAAAAGTTAAAGTGCTTAAAGCATTTGACAAAGCGTCAACAGTTAAAGAAGCTAAAGTTATTTTTGAAACATTAAACGAAGGTTTAGTATCAAAAACAGAAGCAAATGCAAGACCAAAAGGTAGTGCATCTAAAGCAACTGGAACAATAACTGAAGCTAAAAAACCTATTATTGAAAGCAATGAAGTATACGATCGTATGCGTAAACTTGCTGGATTAATTTAAAAAACTAATTTTAACCCTATTAAAACTTAAAAAAATGAGCTTAAATACTCTTTTAGAAAGTGCAAACCCATACCACTCAGTACAGAGTGATGCTGCACGCTTAGCGTCAAAATGGGAAAAAACAGGTTTATTAGAAGGTTTAGGTGGTACTACTAAAAATAACATGAGTATTATCCTTGAAAACCAAGCTAAGCAACTTGTAGTAGAAGAATCAAATACTGGCGGTGGTGCTGGATCTGGTACTTTTACACCTGGAACTGGTGCTCAATGGGCAGGCGTAGCCCTTCCATTAGTACGTAAGGTATTTGGTCAAATCGCTGCTAAAGAATTCGTTTCTGTACAGCCAATGAACCTACCTTCAGGTCTTGTATTTTACCTAGACTTCCAATATGGAACTGATAAAACTCCATTCTCTAGCGGAGGTTCTTTATATGGTGATGCTGGTGGAAATCTTCCATTTGGTAACACTAATTCAGGAGGTCTTTACGGACAAGGGCGATATGGATACTCTATCAACACAACTGAATCAGCTGCTATTACAGTAACTACTGGTTCTGCTACTAGAGCTTCTATCAACTTTGATTCTGACCTTACAGCTTCTTTAGCTGCTGGTGATATCGTAACTGCTTCTATCGCAACTTCTTCTATCGATAGTAACTTCGATCCTGAAGCTGTAAGAAGTTTCTACTTAGCTGGATCTAACGCTCCAACTGTAGCACAACAATATCCTCAGTTTACTAAAGTTGTAGGTGGAAACTTACAATTCGTAGTAGCTGCTGATAGTATTGTACCTAGTAATACTATTGCTTTATCTTACTCATTAGCTCCTGTAGATAATGAAAGAGGTGATTTCGAAGATGGTAACACAAACTTGAATGGTAACAACTCTCCAATCTCTATTCCTGAGATCAACGTACAGATGAAATCATCTGCTATCGTAGCTAAAACTCGTAAGTTAAAAGCTGTATGGACTCCTGAGTTCGCACAAGACTTAAACGCTTACCACGCTTTAGATGCTGAAGCTGAATTAACTTCTATCTTAAGTGAGTACATTTCATTAGAAATTGACTTAGAAATCTTAGATATGTTAGTTGAATCTGCTGCTGCTGGTACTGAAGTATGGTCAGCTGTAAACAACCAAGCTATTGTAGATAATGGTGTTAACGGTACATTCTCAGACCTAGGTTTCTATAACAGCCAAGGACAGTGGTTCCAAACTTTAGGAACTAAAATCCAAAAATTAAGTAACATCATTCACCAGAAAACTCTACGTGGTGGTGCTAACTTTATGGTAATTTCCCCAACAATCGGTACTATCTTAGAATCAATTCCTGGATATGCTGCTGATGCTGATGGTGATGTATCAAAAGCTACTTATGCATTTGGTGTACAAAAAGTTGGATCTTTCAACGGAAGATACAAAGTATACAAAAATCCTTATATGACTGAAAACCAGATTTTATTAGGATTTAGAGGTGCTCAGTTCCTAGAAACAGGTGCTGTATTTGCTCCTTATATTCCATTAATCATGACTCCTCTAGTGTACGATCCAACAACCTTCACTCCACGTAAAGGTTTAATGACTCGTTACGCTAAGAAGATGGTACGTCCTGAATTCTACGGAATCGTGAAAGTAGCTGGCTTAGAGACTCTATAATAAGAGCTTAACCAATACTTAATAAATTAACCCGGCCTTGTGCCGGGTTTTTTTATCTTTTTCATATTTATAACTAACAAACGTTACATG